TTCTCGTTAAGCACCGCTGGGAGATACTTGTTAAAGGCCTTGTCCAAGTTTTTAGTTTGAACGCCCTCTAATAAATTACGCATAACCTCTGCCTTCTCATCATTCAATGTTTCAAGCAGTTCATCCAGTTTAGCATTACGCTCACTGGATTCTTGGATCATGCGAATGTCTCTTTCTTTGGCTTCGACCAACGCTTTGGTTTCGTCGATTGCCTTGGTTGATTCTTCTAATTGCTGGTCTTACTCTTCGATGATGCCCATTAACTTGCGAATCTCAGCGTTCTCATTTAAGTGAGTACCTGCGAATTCACCGGCAAATGCTTCGAAGATTTTTCTACCAAAACTGTTCTCACGAGCAACTTTGATATCTTCCTGCAACTGAGAAAGTTCTGCTTTCAAGTGCGTGGCAACCGCAGTTGACATCTTCTCGCTTGATTCCTTGACGAACTTAGTTTTAAGTTCCTCTAGTTTCTCACGAGCCTCTGCAACAAGTTTAACTTTAGCCTCTACGACGTCCTGTTTATCCTGTGCAAATTCTTTGATCTCTTCTGCTAATGCTTTGACAACGAACTGCTCCAATTTCTCAATAGTAGCACCTTGTGTCTTGCGGTCTTCACGAAGATCCTTGATCTCCTCAGCAAGTTTAGTAACCATAAAGTTATTAAATTTTTCTGCTGATTCCTTCATCTTGCTAACTTGGTTAACACGATCTTCTGCTAATTTGGCTTTTTCTTCCTTCATTTCAGCCATTTCAGTTTCGAGACTTTCTGTTACCATGCGATCGATTGCTTCAACCATTGTTTGCTTGTCGTGTTCATACTTCTGGGCAAATTCCTCACGGATCTCTGCCTTGACTTGATCGCGAACTTCGTTTAACTTGGCTTCCCACGCTTCGTTGATTTCGTTGCGTGTGTCCTCATTAACTAAATCGCTATCGAGCAATGGTTTAATAACATCTAGCATGCCATTCTCCTATAATTTGAGATCTTTGATGAGCTTCATAACTTCACTCTTCAAATATCTCTGTACTCTCGCATCACCGTTAGCCTCTTTAGCCATCTCAAGCACCTTATGACCGTGTCTCATGTTAATGAGACCTTCATAGATTGCTGTGGGATAAGCGTTTGGAGCACTTGGTTGTGACACAATGTCGACAGTGATAATTTCAAAATCACTGACTTTGCCGTCACCCTCGTTCACGTTTCCGCTACCACGAGAGCTGACGCCTAATTTTACACCACTTTCCAACATAGTCTTAACTAACTGACCCATTGGAGTTGGTAATATCTTCATTTTACCATGACCGTTTGGACCATCCATCCACATTTCTGTGATCATATGACTTACACGGTCTAAGTTAATATTAAGTCCGTCTGGGTGATCAACTTCGCCGAGAACACTGTAACCTCCGCTAATCTGATCGTTGAGAGTCTTGACAGCCCTGCCAATTTCATTTACAGGATACACTCGCTGGTTAGCGTTGCGTACTCCGCCTTGAATGCAAATACCTTTCATAAAAAGATCTTTGCCGTCGTTGGCGTTTTCAAGCACAATACTTGCTTGATCGTATGTCAGATGCTCTCGTAAGTTTCTCATTCAAACTTCCTTATTGACCAATAACACTTTTAGTGCCGTTGGTTCCAGTTTCGCCTGAGCCTTTTTTCTCTGCTCCGTGGCCTTTGGTATTCTTTGCTAAAGATTTAGAAGCCTTTGCACCAGGAACGTTTACGTTACCAGCATTGTCTTCTTTAGGAGCAGCAGCCTTGCCACCCTTCTCATCAGCACCTTGTACCAAGTTAGATGCAGTTCCGCCCATATCATTTTTACCTGCTACAGCAGACTTAGTGTTTGCACCGTTGTCTCCCATTGTTGCAGTAACTTTTTCTACGTACTCGCGCATCTGTTCAGCAGCAGATTTGTCTGATTCATCAACTTCTTCGTCATCATCAGACTCTTCAACTTCTTCATCGTCTGATTCGCCAAATTCGTATGACTCTTCTTCCTCTTCTTCGCCGCCTTCTTCTTCATCACCTTCGTCGTCATCGC